CCTTTGGTTCAGTTAGGCCAGCCATGTACACGGCCACCGCAGCTGCTAGAAATGAACGCGCCCAGGATGCTGCCATTGGTTTTAGTTGATTCATTTTTTATCCTTTTTCTTAGTTTTCTTAGCTTCAGCCTGGATTTCAACCGTTGGCATATCGCCCTTATATGGCACGTACTTTGGCCGACCGAAGCCCACCACCTCTTTGCCTATAGTGCGCTGCTTGACCATGACCATGCCGCCATTACGTTGATCGCCAGTGCCTGAAGTATTGCCCTCAATGGTGGTAACTGTTTTACCATCAACGCTGACCACAATACCGATGTGGCTAATACGATCAACCCCATCGTGCGGGAAGTCCATAAATGCCAAATCGCCTGGTACTGGTGTCTCATGCCAGCGACCGATTTCTTTAAACTTATGAGCGCCTACGGCTGTGCCTACTACCGAGTGAACTTTAACGAAAGCCTGTGCGAGTACCCAGTTACAAAATGAACCGCACCAGGGTAGGCCGTCAGCCTTTGTAAATGCACCGTACTTTGTTTTATTGTCCGGTACTTCCACATAGCCGATTTCAGCTTTGGCAATTTCGATTGCCTGGGCAGCTGTGCCGTTTGGATAGTTCATCCGCGTAGGGCTGCTATCTCATCAGCTGTAAGGCCGATTGCTTCGAGCTTTGCTACGGCAGATGCAGCGGCAGCCGCCTTTAGTGCTTCGGCAGCTTCTCGATCTTGTTGAGCCTGGGCAGCTAACCCGGCTTCAAGTTCCATCTCAGCTACTTCAGCATCGGTTAATTCTATGATGCTTTCGATACCTGTTGAACAGTCGATTTCGATTCGGGTTGGATTTGTCATGAGTTTTTTACTCCATATAGGTAGGCAGTTGAGTATTGTGCAATATCGCCAACACCTGATGTGATAGTTAGCGAAGTGATGGCTGATGAATTAGCCCAAATTCCAGTATGAAAAATGGCTTGCGCCGTTGTGCCGTTGTTTTCTCCAACTGCATCCACACTAAAAGACTTGTTATTAGTTCCTGCATAGTTTGTTATATACATTTGATAGTTAGCAAAAACTGAGCTTGTTGCATCGCTTGGGTTAATTGAAAGGCTTTCGTACCCTGTTGGGGTTGTGGATGCTACGCTTGAACCGTTGCCGTAAAGAATTCTGCGAGTGTATCCGGTTGAACTACTATTGAATAAAACGCTGCCGTAATTGTTTGTAGATGTTGAACGAAGGCTCATCACTAATACTAGGTCGGTAAATGTTGATGGAATAGACGTAAAAGATAGGCTGGCTACGTTCGCGCTAGGCGCTCCTGTGGTAGCAATAAGTTCAAATGTATTTGCCATCTTATGCCGCCTGAATTCCATAAAGTGTAAAGGTGCTATTTGCTAAAAATGTGGTGCTTTGTGGATCAATCTTGATTCTATCGATTGCAGAAGTGGAACGCCATAAACCTACACACGCGTTAGTTCCCACGCTTGCTGTATTGGCTCGGCCTAAAACTGTCTTATTGGTTGTAGTGTTTGAGTAATTTTGAATATGCCAAGTATAAACCGCATTGATTGTATTTCCGGCATAAGCAGAATAATCAATATAAATCTGTGATTGGCTAGATGCTCGACCTGATGCAGCGCTTGAACCATCGCCACGAAGGTAAGTAAATGAGTAATTAGAGCCTGTGTCGATTGAACCGTTACCAACTTGCAACGCAATATTTGCTCCGCCTGAAGTTGTGCCAAAGTTACCTACTAGAATTAAATCTGTGTAAGTGCTTGGGATTGATGTGAAGGTATAGTTTGAGAACGCGCTTCCTGAAGTGTAGGTCGCTATCGGGGTGTATGTTGATCCGGCTGCCATGATTACCCCTTAATCCCGTATAGTGCGAATTGTGTATATTGACGAAATGATGAAATTCCTTGAGCAGTAAATTTAATTGAACTGATTGCGCTAGTGCTTCTCCAGCTGCCGGACATTAAATCTATGCGACCGCCGATTGAATTATAAGTACCATTTAAATCTACGCCTGATAAATGACGAACTGTCTTATATTTATTAGTGTCTGCATAATCGAGAATATCCATAACCATAACGCCAAAGTTTCCACCGCCACCAGCATTACCGCCAAATGTGCCATCTCCGGTTGGAATTGAAGTCACGTTAGATTGAGCGCCAGCGCCAGCACTTCCACCATCTCCAACTAAAAAGTGAGCCGAGTAATTAGATCCGGTATCGTTATTGAAGCGCATGATTGCTTCGCCTATTTGGTAATCGCTTCTAGTACCTAAAACGAAAGCACGAATTTGTAAATGCTTGTATGTGCTTGGAATAGATGTAAATTCCACCGTTGTAGGTAGTGAAGTGTCCACGTTTACGGTCGCTATCGACTCATAACTATTCGTAACCTTAAGTACGGATGAAGCATAAATGCCCAGGATTCCCATGACTATGAAAGGTCACCGATCACAGTAAAAGTATTGCTAGCTGTGCAGATAATTGTGCAGGCTGAGTAGCGAGCGCGAAGGATAGGCGCAGCGGCTGTAGCACCAGTTGATGTAATAGTTACGCCAGCACCAGCGGCAAATGAAGTTAAACCAACGCCGATTGACTGCACATTGATTTGATTACCAGCTGCAAATACTGATGGTGGAATAGTTACCGTTACGGCTGATGCATTTGATGTAGTTACTAGCTTGCCGACATCGCTACCGACTAGTGTATAAGTAGTACCAGTCTGTGCATTAAAAGATAGTGTGGTGTCATCCTGTTCAGTCCATGTAAAGTCCATGTCTGTATTTGATGCCTTCGATAGCACCTGGCCAGTAGTGCCGCCTTTAAGATCGACCATCGATGTATCAACGCCACCCAAAGCTGTGCGAATTGCGGCCGCGCCGTCTTTGACCAAATCGGTGTCCGAAGGAACGGTCCACCCAAAGTTAGTAGTGCTGGTTGCCATGCTGTCTCCTTATGCCACGATAATGGCTTGATTCCACTCTAGTGTATTATTTAAGGTGTTCCATGTCTCAGTGACACTCACATCATCCCACTGCATTGACTGCAAGCTAAAAGCGGTAGGTGACACATTGAGAGTTAAGTCAAGGCGGTTATATCCAGCCCTGAAAGTCCAGCCCTCTACGAAGCCTTCAAATCGGCCATCGACCATATTGGCTGGCAAGTCGGTTATATCTACGGCCATGCCCATGAATACGTTTAGAAGCGCATCACGATCTGTATCATCGATTTCAGAATTACCCAGGCTGAAAGTAATCGAGTCAAATACATCCTGCGGATAAGCTCTAATGCCTAAATAGAAGTTAGCCTGCAAAGTTGCATCAGCTGAATTATGCAAGGTGGTGGCGATGATGCTGGCCTGCGAGCCGTACTGGTCAATAGATGCCTGGTCGGTAGCTGTGGTATCGCCTGAGCGCCACTGAATTGTGACCTGATTACGCAAATCACCTAATCTGCGAATAGTCTTAATCCCAGCGGCAAGTGCATCATTAGCCGATAGCATCGTATAGCCGTTATCTGCTAAATATTGGCTGCGATGAGTTGAGTCTGCATAGCCGATACGCCCTTTAGCATCCTCATAGATATAGCCAAGCCCTGATGTGGCAAGTGCCGATACCAGCGAATACATATCTGTGGCATCTGATGATCGAGCCATAAGCTCGTAATCGCCAGGTCTATCTATTTCGCCCAGGCCTGAGTTTTCGGCATTAGCCCAAGTGGTCGCTGGGTCATAGGTAGCCCACGTTAAAGCTGCCGGTACTTCAGCCCAGGTATTAAATAAAGCCTGGCTGAGAATTTCGTAAATCTGATTGCCGTCATAATCTTTTGAAAGTACGCCATCAGTAAGCGTTTTAGGCAGTTTAGCCAGCGCGCCTAGCGCAGTAATCCTAATGGTCTCGTTAACGCCGCCTGTGCCTGTTGAGGACACTTCTACGATTGAGTCCGTAATATTGCCGCCAAATATGTCCACATATGTGCCAGCTGAATTTTTAACCCGGATACTCAGGCCATCATTTACATCGATTGTGATAGGTGTCAGATTAAGATTGATAATCTCGACTGTGGCATAACCTGCGCGGGGTTGGCTGTAGATATCGGTACGGCCTGACACGATTGTAAGATTTGCCAGGGTTAAATTTGTGTACTCGACCCCATTGATATTTAACTGCCACTCAGGTGTCCATTGACTCATAGCGTAAGCGCCGCAGCTCCTAGTGCGCCTCGACCATATGAACGGTTAAGTACATCGATGACCGTACGGGCTACGCCTTCAGGATCACCAGCCACGCCGATATTGATAGTAGGTGCGACTGTAGTACCAGTCTGTACATAGCCAGCGGGTGCGCCACCGATGGTAACTGTCGGTGTATATGTGGCCATTGATGCGGCAGCCTTAGATGCCGATGCAGCCGCTGATGATGTGCCTGATGTTGAACCTGATACTGATGGTGTTTTAATTGTTGGCACGCTTGGGATGCTCAGTGATGGTGTTGATGTTTTCGGCACTGTTGGGGCTGCGATATTAGGGGCTGAAATTTCTGAGATATTTGGCAATTTAGGCACGGCGTTATAGGCACGAATAATTTTGTTAATACCTTCAATAGCCCCGCTGATAAGTCCATTAATGGCCTCGATCACGCTGGCAATTACGTTGATTACTCCACCAGCTACTTTGCCAACTACCTGGAGCGCTCCGCCTAATACTGTGCCGATGACTGGTGCAAGGTACTGGGCGATGTAGCCGCCGAATTCTTTAAAGGTATCCAGGTTATCGCCGATTGCATTTTTGATATACCCAAAGGCTTTGAGTAGGCCGTTTATGATTGGGGTGAAGGTATTAACGATGATATTACCCAAAGTAGTAATCGCACCGCCGATGCCGCCCTTATCAAGCCCGAAGCCGCTAGACATAGCATTAATGGCAGGCAAGGCAATTTGATTGATGAACTTCATCAGCTTTTCAAGAATAGGCAATAGCGCAAATCCGATAGTCTCTTTAGCCTCATCAAATGCAATTTGCATACGGGCGATGCGGCCTGAATAGGTATCTGCATTGGCCGCAGCTGCGCCGCCAAATAAATCTGTTAACTTCCCCTGCACGTCAGTAAATGACATGGTTTTAAGTTCAGCTGATGATAGGCCGATGCCTAATTTGCCCAGGGATGCAGTGTTGCCGTCATAGGCTTTACCCAGGGCATTTGCCACTGTCTCCAAAGGCTTGCCTGTAGCTGTAGCGACATCGAGGGCGGTTTTAAGTAAATCCTGTGCCTGGGTTACGTCTCCAGTGGATCGTGCAAGTCTGCCCAGTGCTGGGCGTAATTCATCATCGGCTACGCCTGTGGCCAGCGATGTCTGCAAAATGAATTGCTCAGTAGCTGCGATAGCTTCTTTGGTTGCGCCTGTAGCGTTCTCTAGCGCCAGGGCTAACTGGGTTTGTGCCTTCTCATCAGCGATGGCGGCCTTAACGCCTTCCACGCCGATCTTGGTTGCGTAAGCACCAGCGGCAGCGGCCGCAGCTGCGAGCGCTGCGCCGACCACTTTACCGGCCTTAGTCATCTTATCGCCGAAGGTATCTACGTCAGCCGTAGCCGCCTTCAGTGACTTATTGAGGTTATCGACATCACCCAGGATGGTGAGTTTTAGCGTTCTACTTCCGGCCATTAATCGAACCTCTTAACTATCTCAGAAAATCCTTGTTCCCATCGCTGGATGATTTCAGGCTGAACACTGCGCAAAGTTGGATATATCCACCATCCACGCGAACCGCGACCCTCACGACCTGACCATACTGGGAATTGCTTAAACTTATTCGAGCCAAATTCTGCCCCGCCCCAAATGTCACGTGTGGTTGCACCACCGCTGAATTTCTGCGATGCGAACCCATAGGAGATTTCGCCGAACTTGGATGATTTAGATACTTTTGAACCGTCAGCGATTCGAGTTGATACCTTTGGGATGGCTCGGGTTGCACGTGCTGCACTCTTAACCTTATCCGATACGAACTCTGCAAGGGCGTTGGATTTTTCTTTGGCTTGCGCCAGTGCTTCCTCATCCATAGCTTTAAAGGATCGAGCGATGGCACGCAACTCAGCTTTGTCATAACTGATGCCCTCACTTGCCATCGGCTCGCCTCTCTAATATCTCCAGTGCTGTAAGTACATCCTCAGCACTCACAAATTCGCTTGTCGGTAATCCTGTGGTGATTGCCAAATCCCAAAGAATTCGGCTCAGGCTTCCGACTGGGTAGCTTTTGGGTTTGCCTCGCCTACTTCGACATTTGCGACTGTCTCAGTCCAAATTTCGAGTGACTTTACTGGCTTACCAGCTGCCTCACGCTTCATAGCGTGATACGCCAAAAATACTAGGTCTGATAGGCCTATCTTTTCCTGCGCCTGGCTGATGATGTTGCCTGTGGCTTTTTCCCACTTTACCCACTCAGGTGGGGCTGCCACATAAGTGGCAACCTCGCCCGAATTGAACTCGATTGTAATTGGTAGTTTCATTTTTGCTCCCGCTGTCTAGTTCTAGCTAAATGTCTCGGATGGTGTGCCCACGACTGTAAATGATAAATCTACTGTCTGTGCATCAGGTGCTGTACCGCCTACCGCTGGGAACACTGGCAATACGTTGAACGCAAAGACTGCGCCTGATACTGCTGTTAGTGATACCGCTAGTGTGGTGTTAGGTGCAGTTTCGCAAGCTGACCAAAGGGCTTCGCATAGCGATCCTGAAGCGCCCCAGTCTGCAAGCATTGACACGTCAAATGTCCATTGGTCATCGATGTGCTTGTATGCCTTGCCATCGAGTGTTTGGTATGTCTCGATAGTAGGTGAGTTAGCGAGTGTTGCCGATGTCGCTTGTGCATCGTATGAAGTGGAAGCGATCGTCAAAGTTAGATCGCGACCCGTGATGATCGTTGTAGCCACTTTTGCTCCTTAGTTTGTCTGTGTGTAGGTCGTGCTTACGTTGATGTCTGCGCAAAGCATGGTGCTAGCGCCTACTTCAAGTGGGGTTGGCTTTTCTACATTACCAACCACATATCCTGCGGGGATGGCCGCAAGAATTCCCATTATGAGCTGCTCCAAGTTATCCAGGGATGCAGGATTGCTGTTATATGACACGATTGCTGTAATCGTAAAATTTGCCTTGACTTTGATAGTCGCTTTGTTTATGAGTTGCTGCTCCAGGTAAGGCGAAGCTGGCACGATGACGATTGCCGGTGGGATTGGAGCTTCAGGCACTGATGGGTAACAGGTAGCCGCCAGCGATGTGAAGGCGTTAGCTAAAGTTGATCGTGTACCCGCTAGGGTTGAAGCCGTCATTTATTGACACACTGTCTCGACATCGAGGAACGGCATTAATAAAGTTGATACGCGGTTAGTCAAGCTGCGACCCATGCGGTATGGCGTGCTGGCAAAATCCACGCCTTCGATTTGGCCACCAGCTGCTACGCGTGACTGAAATACCTCGACTGATACTGCCAAAATTGCTGACTCTATTGCATCGTTGCCTGCGTAAATCTCAGCGGCTGAATAGCCTGAAAGTGTGGCTGTGCCGTTAGGGATGATGTCGCGCACTGTCACATCGGCATTTGTGATGGCAGCTGTAAAGTAATAAACCCGATTCATCGCATCGGTGTTGGTATGGATTTTTAGCACTGTCACTGTCGCGCTAAATGGCGCTGGCAGTCCGGCCACGATTACTGACTGACCAGCCACAAAATGATGCTCGCGCTGGGTGTAATAGGTAGCCACGTTGGATGATAATTTATAGGCATTGACGGCCGAAGTATTAGCCACCAGCATAGGCAAAATTACAGCCTCGCTAGTGTTGATTATTTCATTTAGATATGCGTCATTGTAAAGGCTTGAACTCACGCCCAGCACGGATCGCAACTGTGTCGCTGTCACAATACTGGGCATGAGTCCATCCTCTCGTTCGACTCGGCCAAGCGCGGGAGCGCACCTGGCCGATGATTAGTTATTAGGCCTTGTTAACCTTAAATGCGCCTGCGCCGATCTTGGTTGCGATTGCACCATAACCGTACATAGCGATTGAGATTTGACCTGTTGCTACTACATCTGCGCGAAGCTGATAAGTAGGTGACTCGTACCATGTGTACGCCTCAGGGTTAACCACAAGGATTGAACCATCAGTATCTGTAGTTGCAGCTGTGTTAGCTGTTACGTAGAGGTCAAGTCCTGCGATGTTGCCGCGGATTGAGTCAGGGCGAACTACGCCGCCTGCGTTCTATGGCTGTGAAGCGTTATAGATTGGTCGGCCTGAGTCGTTAAGTGACATCACATTTGACCACTGGGATGTGTTCATAATGATGTTCTTTGCAAAGCCCTGTGTGCCTGCATAAACTGAAGCTGCACCGCGAGCGATGAAGCCGAGAAGCTCTGCCGCTGTTGGGTATGTTGTGATTGTTGTACCGTCAGCTGAAGCGCCAGCGATAAGTGCTGCGTTAACCGCAGTATCTGTGACCTTAGCGTATTGCGCGGCCAAATTTTTCATCAATTCGTCAATAAAGAGTGGAGATGAACGGTCGAAAAGCTCTACTGAGAAGGTCTGAGCGCCAGCGTACTTAGCCACTGACACTGAAAGAAATTCAGAATTCTGATCTACGTTTTCGATTGTGCCTGCTTCTGATTCCACTGTTACACCTGGAAGCTGTGTAATCTTTGGAATTTCAAAGCTCATGCCAGCATCAGGCAAAGTGCCGCGGCTGATTGCATCGATGTTTGAACGTGTTGAGTTTGCGAGTCCGTTAATTACGGTTGAAAGCTGGCGTGTGGGAATTAGGCCTGCGTTATCTGTGGTATCTGCCGCTGCGGCTACGTATGCGCGAGCTTCATCTGATCCCAGTGCTGCCTTGATTGTCATTTCCAAATGCTTTGGAGCTGAGAAGTCCAGGCGTGGCTTTGTATATGCAACTGCGTGTGCAGATGCTGTGACTGACTTTGCGGCTTCTACCGACTCTACGGCTTCCGCGTTTGTGACGGTGTTATCCACTTCGTCTCCTTCTGTTGTGGGTGTATTTTCTGCATCCTCGGTGGATTCAGAAACTTCATCATCGGCTTCAGTAGCCGCTACGCGCTCTACGCGTGCTGCATCAAATGCCGGGTTATGTGTGAGTGCAACGCCTACAAGCTGCGCCTGGCTAACTACCATTGTGCCATCCTCGTTATATTCAAATTCTGTGGCTTCAGCTTCAACTGAGAAGCCATCACGTAGGCCATCCATCGCCTCTACAAGTGCATCGTTACCAGCTGATGTTTGACTGATTTTAAAGGTAGCGTTCATGCCGCTGTTATCTGATGACATATCGATGCTGCGACCGATTGGGCGCGCTGAGTCATGTTCGAGATTTAGCTTTACTGATGCAGGTGTAATCGATCCTGCCTTAAATAGCACCTTGCCTGTAGATGCATTTGCAGCTACGTCAAAGGCAACGATTTGGCCGGTGATTGTGCGCGATTCTGAGTCTGCCGCAGTGATGCGCATAGGTGTTGTGATTTTCATAGGAGTAAATCCTCTTCCTCTCTAATTTCCTCGACCGACATAGCGCCGATGCGATTGAGAATTTCATAAACCTGCGCACGCTCCAACGGATTGCCACGCAAGAAGTCATCGACATCAAATTTGACATCAGTACCAGCTGGCACGAAGTCTGCAAAACTCATGCGCTGTTCAATTACGGTCATGTAATTTCTAAATGCAAAATCAACAAGATCGCGGCGCTTATCGAGTGCATTGGAATATGTAAAGGTTGATTGCTGGGCATCTACAAAGTAAGCGGGCACACCAGTAGCGCGTGCAAGTTCTAGCGCCACATAATTACGTGCTTCATTTAACTGGATGCTCTTAGGGTCAAATCCCAAAGTCTCCAGTGTTACATCAGCATTTAAAAACGCTGTAGATTTATTTGCACGTGCTGTACGCCAGGATGAAAGTAATTTAGATACACGATCAGCCGGTAGTGATGTACCGTTTGACTTCAAAACCATTTGCGGGATTGGCTCTATTGCAAAGTTCATCGCCGCTTTTTCCAAAGCTGCGGCGGCCTTGATTGTGCGGCCTGCACGCGCTAATAGCCCTTCAGATTCTCCGGCGAATACCACGAGATTCTTTGGATCGACATAAACACCATCGACTAGATATGCAGTTACTTCAGTGCCATTTGCATTTGTTTGAAGGCTTACGCGTTCAGGTGCGATGCGCTCCATTGCGCGAATTCTGCCCGTGTCTGCATAGCGCTCAGTTGCATATGCATATGCTGTTGGATGAAAAAATAAATCTGAAATTAGCCAAGCCCAAAATACTGAACCCGCTATGCGAGTATCAGGCTGATTGATAACTCTCGGTGCTTGCACCTTTTCGCCAGTTGCAATATCGCGGCAGTGCATCGGTAATGATGCGACCGTTTGGATAATTCCAAGTGATCGTGCAATAGTAGGTACAGTCATCGCCTCAGCGCGCGATGCTGATGTAGCCGTAATTGCAAAAAATGGCGAGGCTTCCGGATAGAGTGGCGCGAGCGAAGCCTCGACATCGTTAACAGTAGCTGTGACGGCAGCCTTTGTTAAACGTGGTACAAATGCATCGAGATAACCCATAGCGTAATTCTAAATCGCGCGTACAGGCTAACCCACCATGATGTCAAGGTCTGTCTCTGGGCGTGTCGCAAAGTGTGTCACCAGGGCAGTAGCCACACTGGCGCACACTGCGGTAGCGCTCGCCCGCCTGCCGATAACCCAGCCGCCATCGCCCCTGCGCAGCTGTACGGCCGATAGCATTTGCGCCGTCAGTTCAGGATTTGGCTTATAGTGCAGCCGACCACTATTGATTGCGCCTAGCATTTCATCGCAGGCCTGCGGATAGGCAGCATCCATATCAAAGATAGCGATACCGGCTGGAGCTAATCGAGCTGCGACCGCACCGGCAGTACGCCGTGAGTAAAGCACATATTCGAGCGGGTACTTTCGAGCATAGGCAGCCAGGTCATTGGCTATTGCCTTGTCATCAAGCTGTAACTGGTTTTCCCAGGTATGTAACAATTTGATACCAAAGGTTTCATCGCCTAATTTCTGAGCGCCAACCAAAGCCGCGAATTTACGATCCGGTGATAGGTCAATTCCCAGCCAGGTAGATTTTTCCTCATCCAAATCAAAGTCAGGGTCAGCGCAGGCAGCCCATTTATTTGAGTCCACGCAACTCTGAATACTCTGAACCCATCTACAAAGTACCTCGGTCTGCACCACATCAGGCGGGTCATTAAATACTGCCTTGATATTGTCAGGATGGATAGTGATGCCCAGGGCGGGATTCGAGTAAGCCGCATTTTCCATAGTGACTTCATCGGTCGGTGCGCTCCACTCGAAGTAGCCGATGTCATCCTCAGCGCCGCCGATGGACTGCATCGCGCGCTGTCTAAATTGATTCAGTACGATGCTCGCCGCATCGCCAGCATTGGTATAGCTGATGATCATAGGATTTTTAGCGGCCATCAAGGTATAGCGAAGCGATGCGAAGGATTCAAGGTCGGTCATTTCGCGAAGCTCATCAAGGTGGATAGTTTCAGGCTTGGATACACCGCGAGCAGCTGAACCGCCGGCCTTGATGATAAACCGTGTGACTTTAAGTGTCTCGATTTCCTCTGATCCATGCGACCAGCGAATTCGCTTGACCTGTTTTGCCAGGTAATCGCTTGATTCGATGACC